TTTTTACAGGATATAGAAGCAGTTAAAACAAACACATATCCTAACATAGTTGTTGAGGCTGATGGAACAATCATAAACACTGACCCCAGTGATGGAGATGACAACGAAACCAAAGACGGAGAAAAATCTTCCATAGGGCCTAAAGGGGAAATAGACCTTGAAGGATATGGTTTAATGTTAAACGATCGAGTTAATATTGATGTCACTCTCACCTATGATCAGCCAACAGATGCTGGCACCTATGATCAGACAACAGATGCTGGCAGACAAGGTATCCAGGACGGCCTCAATACCGGCAATGGCGGAGGGTAAATAGCACTATGGCAAATCAAGTAAAAACGGACAAAAAATTTCTAGACAAATTAGAAACACGACAACTATGGTTTGGTACAATAGAACAAACTATCGATGGCACCCGCATGGGACGTATGAAAGTACACATACCTGATATAACAGGCGTGAACAAAGGCGAAAATGCTTTATTTAATTGCACATGGACGTCTCCATTTGCCGGAGCAACACAATATAGTGCTAACCCGGCCAATGACGAGTCCGCAACGCAAACCAGTTACGGAATGTGGATGAGACCGCCAGATCCAGGCACACAAGTAGTTATAGGGTTAATACAAATTAAACTAGAAACAATTCCTGTGATACTATCTTGCTTGTTCCATGAAAATAGAAACTTTATGGTACCGGGTATGCCATCTAGTAATACTGATTCAGGCCCAAATCCTTCAACAGAAATAAATGTTAACGAATCAGGCACCAGCCACGATGTAAAGTATACCCATAAGGGCGATTCAGTAGATGTTAAATCAGACACTAGGCCTGTGGCAAAAATAGCAGATAACCTTTTTTATCAAGGACTGGCAGATGACTTTGTAAGAGGTCAAACAACCAGTGGAGCAAGAAGGGAAGATAATTCAGAAGTGTTTGGTATACTAACCCCCGGTAATAGAAAAGACGGTAACCCAACAAAAAGAAATCCAGGACATTCATTTGTAATGGATGATAAATCAACAAACAATTTAATTAGACTGCGTACAGGTCAAGGCATGCAGTTTTTACTTAATGATACACATAATATCATTTACATTATTAATAAGACAGGTACAGGCTATGTTGAAATAGACGGTGCCGGCAATATAGATATATTTGGCAAGGGCAGTTTTAATGTTAGAACCACAGGCGACTTAAATTTAAGAGCAGACCAAAACGTTAACATTGAAGCAGGACAAGATGTTAATATTAAGGCGGCAAACAATTCGCCTCACCCATATGACGAAAGTAGAGGCTTAGGCGGTATTGTAGACGACATTGATGCCGCACTTATAAATCCACTCTTTGCCGCAGATTTCATAAAACAAAATAATAAAGGCACAGTAAATATTGAAGGGCACAAAAACGTTAGTATCAAAGGCAAGAACATACAATTAGATGCCGGCATACCAAAAGATTCACAGGCTTTTCTTGAAGGCACTGACGGACAAATTAAAATAACAGCAGTTGGGCCTATTAAGACTTCGTCACAGGATCTAAATGTTACAGCATTAGGTAGAGTATCAGCCGCTGGTCAAGTGCCAGGAGACATATACATGTTGTCTACAGGTGCTACAGAATTACGAACAGCAACAACACTAACAACTGGTGCGGCAATAACAGATATACAAAGCCAGAAAGTAGACATTGCTACAAATGTAACACCACCAAGAGTGCAATTACCATTAAAAGCATCTGACTATATTAAAACAAACAAGAAAAAAGTTACACTATTTGGATTCGATGTTTCACCACTGCCAATCCCTATACAGACGCAACCCAAGAAACAAGTACAAGGATCGGGTCTACCTACAGGATTAGGCAAGCCAAACCCAAATGGTCCGCCTATACCAGCACACGAAGGTACACTGATAGGCGGAGTACACACTATTGTTTCAAGAATGCCTCAACCAGAACCAAGTAAGTCTAAAAAAGATAAGCCACTTAAAGGATAATAATGTTAAACGCCGAAATAGATTTATTAGACGGACAACTGTCAAAGTTTGATAGAGTGCCAGTAGGGTATTCTTCACCCGACGGACAATTTAAAGGCACCGGGTACAACACTAAAAAAGACCCAGCAGAGCCTACATACGAAAAAATAAGTAGTCATAGAGAAGCATTCTTTGACGCTAATACATTTTCATATGACAACAATTTTATGTCTGAGTTACAGCAGTTTATATACGCACAACAATCAATATATGTATACCCTACTAATATAGACAATAATGCATTTATAGGTGTTGGTCATAAGTTACATCCAATCGAAATAGCCAATCAAATGATGGCTTACAGAAACAGCGGGTTCCTACCGCTAGACGATATTGCTGTACAACAAATTATAAAAAATAATTTTAATGCGTTACAAGTAAATTCATTGTCTCCGTTTTTGCCTATATCAGTACACGACGAGGCTACTGGTATAACAGTAATCAGTTTTAAGAATGGTGTAGTAACTGAAATAATTAACCAGATATATAAAGTAGATATTGCCGAAGCAATTAACATTGTACAGCGACAAGTAAAGGTGCCTGTTAACAGGCGACAACTAATTGCGATAGTTTCATTAGTATTTGAAGTAAAAGGAAAGCAACTTTATAACAGTCAATTTATTAAAGTGTTAAATGGCGGTCATTATAATAAAGCACCGTCGTACTTTATGGATTTTTCTGAACTAGTATTACCTAGTGGTGAAACTATTATAAACGAGAATGTATATAATAGACGTTTAACTGAAGCAGAATTATTTAGTACGGTCCTGCAGGGCCTTTAACTCCTGCTGTAAATCCGCAAACTTAATATACGCTCTATACTTCCCTTCCTGTTCCTCCGCAACACTTTTTTTAAGTGCTGTTACTTCGGCCTTAAGAGCATTACACTCGTTGTTTTTATCAACGAGCATAGTGCGTAATTCTTCTTCGAGGGTGTTATTAGTATATTTTTCTGTTAACGGATCAGTCATCTACTTTTAATTGAACTATTAACTAATGATTTCATTTCGTCTAGTTCGGGGATGTGGTTAACATTTCTTGCTATATAGTCTCTTATAAACACCAACGCATATTTTTTAGTTTTTACATTGTAAAAACCTAAACTATCGTACTTCCCTCTTCTATCTTTTTGAATACAAGTGAGTAATACATTCTGTTGATGCGCCGAGTTGATCTCAGACGCACGTTGTTGGAGGTCTTTAAAAGTACCTATGATTTTTTTAATAATTTTATCTGTTGTCATTGTGGTCCTACAATGTTAATTTAATTGTATTATTATTTATTTTATTACCAGTTATATTGTACTGTAAATTGATACTCGCGGCCTTGACTTCCATACGATGGTAGCACTTCGACTTCTTCGTCAGTTACATTATCAATAGTAAAGTTAATATTTACACCAGACGGAAACCTCTTACCAATATAAACATTTAGTTTTTTAAGGTCGTCTAAGTACTCTTGCCCTTCGGATAAAAAGTCGTACTGTCCGGGCATTCTGTCAAACTGTCCTGAGTATTTAACTTTATAGTTAACACCCTTAAAAGTCTGTTCCCATGATATTACGCCAACATATTCTGGCACTCTAACTTGATCGGTATCGTTTAATTTAAGCATAAGTGATATAGGACCCCATGTATTAGCAAATCTAACGCCCTGTGACGTATAACTGCCTGAATTGTAATACATAGCATTAGTATAAACATCTTCTGTTACAGCCGGTGTTACAGTAACTTCACCTGTATCAGGATCTGTTGTAGTTATTTCAGGCGTAATAATGTTTGTAGTAGTGTAGCCACTAGCATATTCAATTGCTTGTTCAAAGTCGTATCTAAACACACTTACCGCTCCAAAGCCTATTTCATACCCTGTACCTTCTTCGGGCAGTAAATCTTCGTTAGCACTTACCCACGCATCGCCAAATGTTTCGTATAAGTTAGGTCGTCTATAACTTGTACCTACATTTATAAAGAATGGTCCTTTTTCAATACCCAGTCTAAGAGCATTCTGATCAGCATTACCGACCCTGATACCAAAGTTATAATTGAGAGCAAATTCGGCATTAACACTTAAGAACATACCGTAGTTATCTTGGTCTTGTTCACCATATTGATCTCTACTGCCGTCAGCACCATATGTTACTTGAAGCAAGTTACTAAGATTAACTGTATCGCCTACTCTAAAATAATCTCTGCTACTTTCGTTTTCGTAAGTGCTGGCACCTTCTGTAAAGTATTCTGCTTTGTCTTCTGTTCTACCTATAGTAAAATATTCATTTCTAATACTAACAGTAAATTTCTCACCGTCTTGTAAACAGTCATTGCTTTGACTAAAACTAGCAGTATAACAATTATCATAATCGTATGCGTAATCTGTAGCACTTACAATAAATTCAAAGTCTCCAGCATCGGCAATAATTTTAGCACTTTTGTTTTCATACTGATCTTCCTCAGTGTTGTCATTTCTAGCATGTTGCTTAGTTGTATAGTCTGTGAATTGTATCCAGTTAGTTGGAGCAACACTTACATATCTTTCGCTGTTACTACCTAGTTTTGCTGTGGCACTTCTAGTGATACTATCTTCGATTAACACCGTACCCGCAATACTGCCGGAGCCATACATAACACCATTGGCGCCTGATATGACTTTTACATCTTGACCACTGACAATGTCGTGCCCTAGATCGTACCATGCTGAGCCTGGCGTGTTTTGAGGAATACCGTTTTTGTAAACAGTTGTATGAACTGTTTGAGCACCACGTTCATTGTAGCCTTGAAATGCTCCAGTACCACCTGCTGTCCAGGTATACATTGGCATGATGCTTTCTATCAATGTGGTTGTTGTTAATGAATCGGCTTCTGTTGTTTCTACTTGCTGAGCAACAACAATAACTTCTTCAATATCCTCTGCTAGTACGGCCGCTGTCCATAGTGGCAATGTTAATACTAACGCAATTTTTACGATATTATCGTATAGGAATTTTTCCATTTTATTTTTCTCCTGTTAGGTCTTTTAAACCTGATTCAAACATTTCAACGCCTAATGACTTGTTAGCCTGCCAATCAGCAGTCTGGTCACCTCCGCCTACAATGTCACTTATAAATTTCATACATTTAAATGAAACACCAAAAGACATACACACCTTTGCAAGTGCGTAAGCCTCCATATCAACACAGTTACAATATCCTTCCGGCGCAACTATGCAAAACTTGTCTTGAGTATAACATGTAAATCCTTTGTGGTCAACCACAATTTCTTGTGTTAACGTTTCAAATGGAGTTTGATACATATCAAAGCCAAACGCGGTACAATCCATATCTGCTTGTACAAATCTACCTATATGAAGCATGCCTTTCATGTTTGGGTCAATGCCTCCAGCAGTACCATAGTTTATCACCATTTCTGTATCTGGATTTTCTGTTAAATATTTTGTCAGAGCCATGGTGGCATTAATTTTGCCGACTCCTGTGTACAATGTGTTGTAACTACCTTTTATGCCCTTCAGTTCGTCTTCTAGGGCAACCGCTAAAACATACTTCATTTACTGTTCCTTTTCAATTAGTTAAAATTATATTTACTCCTTCGAATATATAAAAGAGATAAATAACTGGCAGGAGATATTTAATGAGAATAGACGAAGTAATAGTAAATGAAAAACCAGTTGGAATGTTAGGCAAAATGGGTAATTTTGTCCAACGGAATGTAGGAACCACGGCCTCCAAAGCAAGAGGACTAGGTAAATCACAAGCCGCCACAATGGCTAATCAACTACACAAAGATTTAAATGTTGAACTAGGAAAACGAAATATTACTTATACTTCAGATCCTAAAACATATACTACAGCAGTATTAAATTATCTTAGCAGATCATTTGACCCTAGCATTATAAAAAAACTAGGAACTCCTTATGTGAGAGCAGTAACCACGACGCCGCAAGATCCAAATAATCTAGATAGCGGTGGAACAGAAATAGCCAAAGGCACTGATCAACTTATTCTTGATTTGATATCAGGTTCTTTAAAAAACAACCTACCAATAGGCGGAGACGCCACTGGAGATACGCCTACCAATATGGGCAGTGAAGAACAACAGGCTGTAGCCGCAGTTGCAAAACTCAGTAAAGAGGCTCAACAAGCAATCAAAGACGCCTTAAATGGCACCAAATAATAAAACCGCTTAAAAGCACCCATCATTATAGTATCCGTTAATAATACTGATAAATATATGTATGGCAACATTTATTGGATTTAGTACAGCAGGTAAAGTAAAACCACCATTTAATTTGGTGGATTTAGACTTGGTTAAACAAGATATACTTAATCAACTTAAAACATCTAAAGGTGAGCGAGTAATGAGACCAAACTACGGCTCAATCATTATGGAATCGCTTATGGACCCACTGGACGGATTAATTATACAAGACATAGAAGATGATTGTATAAGAATCGTTAGGAGTGACCCAAGAGTTGAATTAGTTAATATTAATGTAGCCGCATTAGAACATACATTACGAGTAGAAATGTATCTTCAATATAAAGCAGATTTAACTGAAGATATATTGATAGCAGAGTTTGATGTCGAATTTAACGGGGAAGAAGCATAATGGCAATTAGTAAAAGAAACAGCAATTTATTTGCCGCGGAAAATTGGGAAATGGCATATTCGGCTTATACCAATGTAAGTTTTAAGGCATATGATTTCAGCACAATGAGAGCATCGATGCTGAATTACATCAGGGAAAACTATCCTGAAAACTTTAACGACTACATCGAGAGTTCAGAGTTTGTAGCAATTATAGAATTAATTTCTTACTTGTCACAAAGTTTAGCATTTAGAGTAGATCTAAATACACGAGAAAACTTTTTATCAACAGCACAAAGCAGAGATAGTATTTTAAGACTAGCAAACATGCTTGGCTATGCTCCAAAAAGGAATATACCAGCAAGTGGTTTAATGAAAGTTACATCAATGTCTACAACAGAACCATTAGTAGACGCAACTGGTCTTAGTATTCAGAATACTGAAGTATTTTGGAATGACGATAATAATCCTGATAGTTTTGATCAGTTTGTAGCAATACTTAATAGTGCTATGTCATCAAGCAATCCATTTACAAAACCTATTATAGAAGAAACAGTAGGTAGTATTCCTACTGAAGTGTATGCTTTAAATAATCGAAGGGGAACTAATTTAACATTTAACTTTACAGCAGATGTAAACGGCGAAACATTTCCTTTTGAAGTAGTAAGCAGTAACATCACAGAAAATAAAGTTTTTGCTGAAGCACAACCAGATGTTTATCAGCCAATGCGTTTTGTGTATAGAAATGATAAAAAAGGTTTAGAGAGTCCATATACTGGTTTCTTTTTTATGTTCAAACAAGGCGAATTACAATTTCAAGACTACATATTTGAAAGAGCATTAACAAACAGAACAATAATCATTAATGACACTAACATCAATGAAACAGATATTTTCTTCCAGCAACTAGATGAAGATGCTATTAGGCAGGCTACATGGAAACAGGTACCTAATTTAACAGGTCAAACATTAGCATATAATTCATTATCGCTGGGCGAGAGAAATGTGTATCAAGTTGAAAACACAGTTAATGATGGCATACAAATTAAATTTGCAGACGGCAACTTTGGTAATATACCAACAGGTATATTTAGATTATACTATAGAAAAAGTGCTGGCACAACTTTAAATATTAGACCAGAAGTATTCAATACAGTTTCAATTAATATACCTTACTTCAATTCAGCAAGTGAATTGTATACTTTAACAGTTAATTTAGAATTACAAAACTCTGTAGTAAACTCTGCTCCAGCAGAATCACTACAAAGTATAAAAAATAATGCTCCGCAAACTTACTATACTCAAGATAGAATGGTAAGTGCTCAAGACTATAATGTTTACCCTCTAAGTCAGAGTAGTAATATTGTTAAGTTAAAAGCAACAAATAGAACACACGCAGGGCATAGTAGGTACATAGATATAGAAGATCCAACAGGAAGATTTAGTAAAGTAACATCATATGCTGACGATGGCGCATTATATAAAGATGACGAGCCATATCAAAAGCAATTAACATTTGGTCTAAATAAAACTATTAATCAGATACTAACTGATGATATTGCTGATATAACAAAACATTATACATTACAAAATTTTGTGTATGATGATTACAGAAAAGAACATAATAAAAGATCACCTGGTGCGTTTGACTTAATATCCAAAGATATACTTTGGAAAACACAACCAAGTGCGCCTAAAAATCAAACAGGTTATTTTACATCATTAAATGCTGGCACAAGAGAAATACTAAACAACAGCAAAATGGATAACAGAATTATTCAAGCAGGTTCATACTTGCGTTTTAGAAATCCTAAAGATCAAACAGATATGTTATTAGCAAGTATAACAAGTATAAGTAACAGCGGAGTACCGCTTAATGAACTTGCTATTACCACAGGTGTAGTAAAGTTAAGCAAGGATGTGCCAAACGGTTGGATAGCATACGAAATATTGCCATCACTGAATGCGGCATTATTAGAACAAGACATTGGCGCATTATTCAAACAAAAGATTGATGCCAAAGAAGATTTTGGTATAGGTTATGATTATAATCCAATCGATGTAGCAAATAGTCACTGGTATATAATTGAAAATAGCCAACTACAGAACACAGCAAAATTTAATGCTGACAGATCATCTGGTGCTAGTTGGTTAATAAAAGCAGAATACAATCTAAGCGAATCTTCAACATCAATCTCAAAATATACATTTACCTCTAGAGGTACTAGATATGTATTTGAAAGTTTAAGTGATGTTAAGTTTTATTTTAGTAACGACGAAAAAGCATACGATAGTACAAGCGGCCAAGTTAAAAAAGATATTATTGAACTCACAACAGAAAATTATAAACCGCTTATTAAAGAAACATACACTTGGTATGACACAGACGAAGACGGCATATCCGATGCGTGGAAATTAGCAGACTCAGACGCTACTTATACACCTAGTGGAGCCAGTCAAAATATTGTGCTAAGGGGCAGAAATTCAAAAGCCAAAGATATGGAACTAAAATTTATCAGTAACTTTGGTATATTACAAAACGGCGAAAATACTATTAGTGGAAGTGCCGCGTATGCTCAAGGTGACTTTATAAGTCCAGTGGAACTACCAATACAAGTAGACCCACTTAGTTCGTCTACAGGTAAAGCAGTTGTTAGAACTAACAGCGGCACACTTACAACTTTCCCAAGTGAAATACAAATACCTATATCGCAAATTACTGAAACAGTAACAGGCGGAGCAAATGGTAATATTGCGTATGTCAAATGGGACGTAGGTAGTTCTAGTTATAAAACATATCAAGGCAATGCTACCACAACAAGTTTTGAAGTAGGTTCATATAGTTCAGAAGGACACATAGACTTATTATCTAACAGCAGTATCAAAGTTTCAGACTTTGACACATTAACTAACAGATGGCAAGGGTTTAGACATCAAGATAAATTAGAAGTTATATATAAAAATGTTAGAGAAGTTTTAGATATTCCGTTACAGTTTGAAGTAGTAGACCCATACAAGTATAACGACGGCTATGCCGATCCGGCAAAAGTTGTTGTTTCACCATTAGATAGTGACTATGACGGCTTCCCAGATAATCCTTCATTGTTTGACGACTTTGTTAGCAGTGACGACTTTGTGTTCTTTGAAACCAAAGTTGATTTAGACGGCTACAGTTATGAAAAGCCTGCTAAATTTAAAATATTAGATTTACAAGCAGAGGATGTGTTAAGTGTAAACTTTGGTTTAGAAACAATAGCACCTGGTTCAAATCCAGACGCTACTACTAAATTCGCAGACTTTGATTTAATATATGTTAAAAGTCTTACTGTAGCAACAAAATATTTAAAAAATACTGTAGGTAAACTTATTCACAAATTAGTTTTTCCAAGAGATGAGTTACCTAATGTATACGAATTAATAAATGATTTAACAACACCACAATTAGTTGTGCTGTCACAGAATAATGCTTACAATGTTAAGCCTGGAAGATCATTTACACAAAATACATTAGATCTAACTCCAAGAAACTGTAGTTTTAAATGGCAACATTATGCGCCATCAGAAGTTAGGATAGATCCAAGCATAAGCAACATTATTGAAATGTTTGTTGTTACAAAAACATTCTATGCTAACATGTTAGAATACAAAAACGGTGTTGTATCAGCAATACCAGAATCACCAACATCGGACGAATTAGGTCAAGAGTTGGCAACACTTGATAACTTTAAAAGTTTAAGTGATCAGATTGTTTACAGTAGCGGTAAATTTAAACTGCTATTTGGTAACGATGCTGATGTCGAAGTACAGGCACAAGTCAAGGTAGTAAAATTACCTAACTCGCCTACAAGCGATACAGAAATTAGAAGTGCTGTATTATCTTTGATTGATAATTACTTTAATATTAATAATTGGGACTTTGGAGAAACGTTTTACTTTTCAGAATTAAGTGCGTACATCCATCAAGAACTAGGCGGCACAGTTGCCACAGTTGTTATTGTTCCAAGTAAAGCACAATCAAACTTTGGCGACATGTATCAAGTAAGATGTGAACCAGACCAATTATTCATGAGTACAGCAACAGTTGATAATATCGAAGTTGTCAAGAGTTTGACTAGTACAAATTTAAAACAATCAACTGCTCCTACAACAGGAACAAAAGCAACAACTACCGCGTCAAGCAGTAGTTCAAGTAGCTCAAGTAGTTCAAGTAGTAGTTCAAGCAGTTCAAGTAGTGGAAGCAGTTATTAATGAGCAATAAATATTTTGATTTATTACCGGTACAACACCAGACAAGTGTTAATAAGAACTTTTTCGAAAGTACTGTCGAGCAATTATTTGCAAAAGCAAACTTAGAAGATGTCAAAGGCTTTGTAGGAAGAAAAATTCCAGGGGTTGATAATAATACAAATACAGTATTTGTAGAACAGCCAGCACCAAATAGGGATTACTATAACCTAGAACCAACAGTTACTACAATTAATAGAGCAACTGGCAACCCAGACAACTTTATATTCTATGAAGATTATATGTTTAATCACAGAAGTAAAGGCGGGTTAATTGGCAACCACGATAGAATATTTAAATCAGAGCAGTACAATTTTGCTCCGCCAGTAGACTTAGACAAATTTATTAATTATCAAAACTATTACTGGTATTCCAGTGGGCCAGAGCCTATACAGGTATTAGGTAACGTGTCGGTGAGTGTTGTTATTGACGACATTGTCGGACAATCGACTTATACATCACCAAATAATATAGTTTTTAAAACAGGAATGGTTGTACAGTTTGGCGGATCATATGCTAGTGGTACAGATTATTCTCTAGGTAAATCATATGTTGTTGAAGGCGTTGGACAAAACATTTCTTTTGTTGATGTGCCTACAGCAGAACTTTCAGTAAGTGCTTACAGTGAATTTAAAACACAGCCATATGATGGCAACTCAGTACCTAACGCAACATCAACTGGTGCGTACAGTATAAACGATCCAGTAGGTTCGAGCGTACTTGCTAACATTTTAACATTAGCAAACACTAACATTAATACAGCAACATACGAATTTCAGATTGCTAGATCAATTGATTTAACAACTAAAGCAGATGGCGATATCACTGCTACATTTATAGGCGACTATGCTGACAATGTTAATAACACTAACCATATACGAATCAATGTATTTGATAACACTAACAAAGTAAGTAGTACAACATCAGGAACTGCTTATGGATTTGTTGGTGCCTATAGAACAAGTGCAAACGGTTCTACACCGGCAACCACATTAAACATGTCAAGCACATTTAGTAACGCAGGCGGCAACTTTGCTACCGATACAGACGTACTAACTAATACACTATATGTTAACAGCATTACTGATATACACCCAGGTGTCAAAGTACACCATCCTGATTGCGGACAAGCAACTGTAACTACAGTAAATGCTACAAACATAGTTTTAAGCCACACAGTGCACTTAAATGCTACTTCAACCGCATCAATTAGTTTTGATTGTCAGATGCCACAATTTAGTATTAATAGTGGTTCCGGCACAAAAACTATTACCTTGGACCAATACAGTTCAACAGGCGCAGAGTTAAAAGCAATAGATTTAAATACCTATACTGGTGTTGATGATAATGCTATTATTGTGTCACCATTAGACTTAATGAACACAATAAACGATGTAGGCATAAACAATCTTAGTGTTGTTGCTACAAGTAATTCAATCAAACTATTAGAAGCAAACGGTAATGCTGTAACAATAACAAACGTTACTAGTGATGCTAGAAATAATCCTTTTGTAGGTGTAAGTAGTACATCAGGCCTGGCATCATCGACTACAGCAATTAGTTCAACAAATATTGAAAATAACATATACGAAATTTTTAATAAAACAGCAACTACATTTGATATAAATGTTGGCGGTGCTGTAAATGTATTGCGTGATTCAAACGCAACATTTATTAATTACGGTGATTCCACCAGAGCAAATGTACAAGTTTATTCCGATACAACAGTAGCAGAAAGCGACCAGTTATTCTTTGATAAAACATTTGGGTCACTAACAGCAGGAACAATTACAACTGTATTAGGAACACCAACAACAAAAACTTTTTATATCACAACAGGTGATACAGCATATGGCGGAGCAAAATCAGGTAGTGATTTTACACAACCTAGATTTGGTAAATTTAACCATCCGGCGTATACACAATTTTTAAACGCAAACGGTTCAGTACAATCAGCCGCTGATGCTTTAGCAGGATTTGATACTGCTAACATTGAAACATTATATGCTGACGTTAGTACAACCGGCTCATTATTAAGTTATGCTTGGGACACAGGCAGTTGGGATAATACACCAATACAAAATGTTGCTGATTACTTAGTTATACAACGCGGTTCTAAAAATAAAAACCCATGGAGCAGATTAAATTACTGGTACCATGTAGATGCGTTAAGAGAACCGTTAACAGATAATACATCTGGTTTTAGTATTCCAACAGGAGCGATTAGAGCCACAAGACCAATTATTGAATTCCAGAGAGATTTAGAATTACATGAATGGGGTAACAGTTTTATATCCACAGTAGATATTGTAGCAGACAAACCTAAAGAAGAATTAGAAGGGTTAGCAGTTGGCTTCCCTATAAACAGTAGTAGCGGTAGTGCTGGATCTACAATAATATTTCCAAACAACGAATCTACTATAGCAAAGAAAATTTATACTATTGTTGATAACAGCGGATTAATGAGATTTGATGAAGTTGTAGCAATGACTTCTAAAATTGTAACAGGCGGACATGTGTTTAGTACTGGCGGTACAAATGCTGGTAAAGATTATTACTGGAACGGCAATAGATGGCAACAAGCACAACAAAAATTAAAACTTCAACAACCACCTAAGTTTACATTATATGATGACGTTGGTGTTAAAGTTGATAACATGGCAAAATATCCTAACAGTGATTTTGCTGGTTGTCCTATATTTACATACCAAACAAACGATACAAGCGGAGTTTACGATGCTGTATTAAACGCAAATGTTGTTTACCAAAGTGGTAAGTTTAGTAGCGAACCTACATTCCATAATCATGTAGCACAACATACAGTTACATGGAAAACCACGCAGACATCAGTAGCACAGACTATACCTGGATATCTTTACTACAAAGATTTAAATCAGGATTACGCAGGCTTTGACAACGCATTATTAAGAAATAACTGGCATCCAGTAAGTTTGCCAACAAATTATAGAAACTTTAGTAATACAGCAACTTATTTTGCTGGCGAAGTAGTTAAGCATGAAAATCAATACTTTACAGCAAACAGTGATATAGTTGCTGGAGAGTTTAATATTAGCAGTTTTGATTATTACGAAAATTCAAAACCAACAAAAACAAAACAGTATGTTGAAGATATTATACAAATAACTGATTTAGATAAAAACAGTAAGACATTTGTCACAAGTGCATTACCAGTAAACGACGAAGTTATTATATTTTTAAATACAACAAAATTAAAATTAGGCACAGACTTTACTATTATAACAGCAAATCAAGGAATTAGATTATCTGATAGTATTAGTTTGGCAAAAGGCGATCTGTTAAATATTAAAACATACACAGAAAGCGACAGGTTAACAAATTTAGATGCGTATGGATACTTTGAAATACCAGGCGTACTCAAGTTTAATCCAACTAATACAGAAATTACTAATGTTGCGTTTGGCGATATGCTAGGGCACTTCCACACAATGATGGAAAACCAAGATAATTTCACAGGTTCATTAAGTGGAGTAAACAACTTTAAAGATACAGCAAAAGATATTAGTGTAACACAATCACAAATATCACAAACAGCGGATGAAATTTTAACATCCATGTACATGTCAAAGTCTCCAACAAGAGAATTTTTAAATGTTTTAAGATTTAGCAATAACGAATATGTTAAATTTAAAAACAAATTTGTTAATTCAGCAGAAACTTATTTGAGAAATACAGATTATCTAAATCAAACAAATTTAGAAATCATTGATACCGTATTAAAAACTGTAAAAAATTCTAAGATTTCTAAAGACGCTCACAAATTAACATACATGGCGCCGATTGGAACAAACTATACATCGACTAGTGTTACAGTAAGTAATGCGGCTATAGTTGATTATACATTTAGTAATACAGCCAATGTTGCTTTAGATACAAATCTATATGTGTTAACACACGGCAATGATGTATTAGTAGCAGAAAAAGATTTTATAATTGAATCACACTTGCCACTTGATATTAAATTAGATACTAGTGTAAGTTTAGCAAAAGACGATGTAATTTCATTGAGAATATACGAAGACTCAGAAGCGGCATTAGTGCCATCAAGTTTATCTAAGTTAGGAATATATCCAGCATACGAACCACAATTTAAAACTGATACTTCATATCAAATAGATCTAGATGTTATACAATGCCATGATGGTAGTTATGTTCCAAGACAATTTGAAAAGATAGATGATATTATTCTAACTTTTGAAACATTAATTTATAACAATATCAAAGACGAATATAGAACAGCAGACCGAAATAGTGAATATTGTTTTACAGAGACCATAAAGCCGTCATACTATCAAAGTTCAGATTATGATTGGTATGAAATCAATGATCTCTTAGAAAATAATTTTAACAAATGGGTAAAAGCAAATGGTGTTGATTGGAGAAATAATTCTACTATTGATACTACAAATGAGTTTACATGGAATTATAATTCAGAATTTAATTCACCAGGTCACTGGAGAGGCATATTTGAATACTACTACGACACACAAACTCCGCATACCACACCGTGGGAAATGTTTGGGTTTGTTAAAAAGCCAAGTTGGTGGGCAACAGAATACCCAACAGCAATAACAAGTTCGTATACAGCATTTTGGACTAATGTAACAAATGGTTATATACCAGCAGGCGACAGGAAAGGTTATTACAAACGTTGGGCAAGACCTGGGTTAGTAATTCCTGTAGATGCTAGTGGTAATTTAAGATCACCCCAAGATATAATTTATACAACTACTACTGATACCAAAATAGAGATAAACAACAACTGGAAATTTGGTGACGGTTCCCCGGCAGAGTATGCCTGGAAGAAAAGTTCATATTATCCTTTTGCTATAGCAGAAGCAATGTACTTGGCAAGACCGGCATTGTTTATGTCAACATTTTATGACAAAGCAGATCGAGTTAGATTTTCAGCACAGGATCATCAGATAGTAAGTAGAGCAACAAGAAAAAGAAAAGGTTTTGCTGATTATACACCGCATGGTTATGTAGGTGATGATAGGACTAGCACAATCAAATTTGGTACATCGACGCTGGTAGACAGTTTCCTTAAATTCCAAACATT